TGAATATGCGTCCTGAAATTCGCATATGGATTCGGAGCGACGGGGGTGACATTCACTCGGGTCTGAGTGCTATGGATGCCATCGCCTCTATGAAGCGCGTCAAGGTTCGGACCATTGCCGATGGGATGTGTGCAAGTGCCGCCACCTTCATCCTCTTGGGTGGGCGAACCAGGCACATGACCGAGAATTCGTACATATTGATTCATCAGCTGAATATGGACGGATCTTGGGGAAAGTTTCAGGATTACAAGGACCAGATGGAAAATCTGGAGCAGTTTATGGACCGATTTCGCGAAATTTATGTTCGGGAGACGAATATTCCAGAAGATAAGCTCAAAAAGATTCTACGGCGCGACGTGTGTATGGATGCTGATAAGTGTCTGAACTATGGGATTGTGGATTCGGTCTGGACCTGAAAGGGGGGATCTTACTCGAGTTGCTTCGCAACTCAACTAGTCTCTAGGACTGGGCTACAACATCATCCGCTGGGGGTGGCACCTCGGCAGCCTGAGCCACGATGTTGTTCACCGCCTCCTTTGCCTTCTTGAGAGGAGCGCTCATCTGAGGAGCCACCTGAATGGCACCCTTCTGGAACTTCTCAGTGAACTTTTTGTACAGGAAAAAACCAATAACCAAAATGGCAATAACAGCCACAATGTTGAAGATGTTAAAGGGGCTTGCAGACTTGATCTCACCAAGAGCGGCGCGCTTGACATGATCGACAACGGGAACTGCAGACTGCATTACTATCATTTCGTGTTTTTTATGGACGATAGTAGCGCACCCGAAAGTTTCGTGTCTTGTCACCGCCTAGGGTCTAGGACGTCCGTGAAAGTAAGGACAATGGAAATTGCTCAGGCTTGGGCTGATTTTGATTCACTTCGTGAAATCAAGGTTGAAACTGAGCCAATTTCAAATACCGCAGAGTACATGTGTCGCTTCTGTGGACACCCCAAGACTTTTGACGGGGTCGACATGGACTTGCCCACCTGTACCGAGTGTGGAGTTCAGGATGACGCTTTCATATCTGACGAGCCTGAGTGGCAGTCCGGTGCCAACCTGGATGAGGGCAAGGCTGACCCTTCGCGTGTGGGAGCTGCCGTAAATACCGACCTCTTTTCAGCATCCTGGGGCATGAATATGAAGATTGCCGGAAAGTCCAAGATGGCTCGGATAAATATGCACTTGTCTATGAACCACAGGGACCGTGCGCTTTGGCACGCCTACGCCGAGATGGACCGGATAGGCAAGGGAAATCTCGGGCTTCCGGAAAATGTCATGTACTCGGCAAAAATGAAGTACAAGGCATTTAATGAGGCGGTCCTGACTCGGGGAGCTGTGCGCAATGGCATCAAGGCGAACTGCATTTTCCAAGCGTGTCGGGAGTTTGGAGTGACTCGTACGACCAAGGAGATTGCTGATGCTTTTGACATCCCTTCGAGGGACATATCTCGAACCTTCGATATGTACCAGGAACAGAACCCGGAGACGACGGTTCACGTGACACAGCCTGCTGATTTGATTCCGAGGTTTATGAACAACGTGACGGGTATCGAAGAGCGTGAGAGGGGGAGGGTCAGGTGTCAGATTATCAAGGTGTGCAGGTCACTGGAGGAGTGCGTGGAGCTCATGGGTAGGACTCCCAAGGCGATCGCGTGTGCAGTCATCTACATCGTGCTGTCGCAGCTCGATCTCAAACCAAACAAGAAGGAGATTTGCAGAATTTGTGAAGTTTCGGAGCCAACTTTGACCAAGATTGAGGCTATAATTAAAAAGGAACTCGCTTAAAATAGAAATGTCTGGAATTGTGTTATTTGTAAGCACACCTTGCTACGGCGGTATTTGTCTCCAGGCGTATGCAGAGTCTATGCTCCGTCTTCAGCGCACATGTGCTGCGAACGGAATTCAGATGATGCTTGATACGACCGAAAATGAGTCTCTTGTCCATCGCGCGCGTAACCTAGCCGTCGCCCGTTTCTATCAGAAGACCCAGGCGACCCACTTCCTCTTTATCGACGCAGACATCCATTTTGACCCTGAGTCGGTCATCCGTCTCATCAAGTCGGGTCACGAGGTGTCTTGTGCCGCCTACCCCAAGAAGTGCGTCATGTGGGACCAGTCAGAGGCATATGTCAAGTCAGGTGAGTCTGGTCGAGACCTTGCCCGTGTAGCCTCTTCCCTCGTGCTCAATTTCCGGTACCAACAGACCCAGATTAAGAATGGCTTTGCCGAGGTGCTTGACGGTCCCACTGGCTTTCTGCTTATCAAGCGGGATGTTTTCACAAAGATGTTTGCCAAGTACCCCGAGCTCAATTGTGTGAATGACCACCAGAACAAGGACCTGGATGAGTACGTCGCAATTTTCGATTGTATGATCGACCCCCAGTCGCGTAGGTACCTCTCAGAGGATTACGCATTTTGCCGCAGGTGGCAACAGATGGGTGGACAGATTTTCGCCGATTGCATGACCGTCTTGGGTCACGTGGGAAATATTCGATTTCAGGGAAAGCTAGAGGACAGACTTAAGGCTAGTGTGAGTATCTAAGATATGACAGTGAATATTTATTGCATCACATGTAAATCTACGGGTGAACAATATATCGGTCAGACTAAAAAAAAGATAGAATATCGGTTCAAAGAACATATAAGAAAAGCTCTTAAGAATGAAAAAAGCTGTACAAAATTAGCGAGAGCTATTCGTAAATATCATCCAGATAATTTTACAATTGAGCTAATTACATCTGTATCAGTTGAAGAAAAGGATCAAGCCGAGGTATTCTGGATAGCTGAATTAAATACTGTTGCACCAAATGGCTTGAATCTATTAAGTGGTGGTCAAAAGAATTCTTATCCTTGTGAAGAAACTCTTCAAAGAATGCGAGAGGCTGCATTGGCTCGCTGTACACCCGAGTGGAGAAAACAGGTGAGTGAACGTCAAAAAGGAGTGCCCAAGAGTAAAGAAGCATGTGAAAAACTTGGACTGAGGATGGTTGAATTATGGAAGGATCCAGAATGGCGTAAAAATCAGGTTGCTAAGCGAACTGATAAAACTCCATCAGATGAAACAAAAGCGAAAATGTCTAAAAGTCAGAGTGAGCGTGAACGTCCGCGCCGGGCGAGAAAGAATACTGAAGATTCTGAACTTCCAAAGTTTTTAATTCATTGTCGTGAAAAAACAAGAAAAGGTGATATCAGGGAAGGATACAGAGTCAAGGATCACCCCGTTTTGGACAATAAAAGATTTTGTTCCTCGAAACTGACAATGTCTCAAAAACTGGAATTAGCATTAGAATACTTAAGAACATCACCCGTCTAAATTTAAATGACCGTTCTTCATATTTGTGCAGTGACTCGCAACAAGTCTATTAGTGCGACGACCCTCCACACCATGATGAACCTACATATGCTGTGTATGCAAAAGGGACAACATCTCGAGGTTCACTTTGTCGAGGACCGGTCGACCCTACCTAAATTGATAAAGAGCGGTGAGCGTCTCTTTTGGATGGATTACGGAACCAATCTGAACACCGAGATTTTGAACAAGGTTGTTGACCCCTTTGAAAAGGGGGTTCAGGTGCTCGTGTTTCCATCCGTTAAGGAGGGTATCGATTGGGACCAGTTTACCAAGAAAACCAAGGCGGGTTCGACCGAGCCTACAGGACAACGTGGTCTCGCGTTCGATACCGAGGTGGGCAAGAAACTCTCAGACGGTCTCTACGAGTGCGTCAAGACGAATGCCCGCGTGTGGGCGATGGACACAAAGCCAGTCGACAAGAAGCTCCGGGGTGGGAAGGAGCCCATCAAGCTCCCACTCGAAGGTCCCCTTGAAAACATGTTCGGTACCCTTCAGAAGATTGGAATCAAGGTTGGTGTAGCCTCCGAGGCGATCGTCGTCTGTCACTTTGTCCATGAGTGTTTCGGGAATATTCTCGAGGCTGCAGGTGTTCGATTGGAACCCTAGAGAGGAAAAATAATATTTGAATAGAATATATGTCTAACTTATCGTATACAATTCGAAGTCCAAGTAATAACTCAAGCTCGGACTCGAACAATAATGTCACGTCTCGAAACCCAAATAATATAACAGTAAATCGTATTCGTAGTTTTTTAAATTCTGGTTCACGAAACGTTCAAAGGGCTCGGGGATTTGAGCAAAACTTATTGTCTGTTCACAGTCTCTCGAACAATGATCTCAGGAACCTTTTTGGTAGACTTAATAACATTACTCGGCACAATCAGAGACAGGGTAGGTACACATCAACTCAACCAAACATTGATCCTCAGGTACTGCGGCAGGTTTCACAACACATTCTTGGAGGAGGTACCCGTAGAAATTTATTGGGAAATTTCAATGAAGCAAACACAAATTTTAATCGCGTTTATAGGGAGGCGGTACGGCTGTCAAGTTTAAATTTGAACAAGTTTGGGATAAATAACAGAGCGAAAGCTCGTTCATTCATCACCGCCGTTATAAACGCACAAAATGGAAACGAAAATTCTTACAGGTACGCACTTTCACGTTTAAACAATGTGAAGCGTATTGCAGGTGGAAATATACCCGAGAATAAACGTCAAGCAGCTCACAGAGCTGCAACGACTATTCAGAAATATGCAAAGGGAATGGCTGCCCGGAAGAGAGCTGCTGCTCGTCGTTCTCGTGCCGTGCGTCTTCCAAATGGATCATACATGATTGCAGTTCCTAATAGAAGACGGCGTTAAGAAACTTTCGTGTCATGTCACCACCTTAAACAAGAAACTTGTGTGAAAATCAAGAAACGTCATGGGCGAAGCGCTGCTGCGTTTCATTCAGGAGTGCTGGGGGTCAGATGGTACCCGATTCCCAGGACCCCAGCCAGTCTCCATCGAACGGAGACACTTTCCACTGCTTCACATACAGCCTTATTTCGTCTGTGAAAAAACGGACGGTACTCGCCACCTTTTGGCAAGCACAGAGGAGGGCACCTTTTTAGTCAATCGGGCGTTTAAGATTGAACCAGTCAAGATAAAAGTCCCAAAGGATACCTTGCTTGACGGGGAGCTCGTAAAGACAAAGGCGGGAAAGTTCCTCTTTGTGGTTCACGATGCCGTACGGGTGAAAGGGGTCAATCTCACATGCTCACCCTTAAATACTAGGCTGGATACTGCGCGAAAAGCGATCAAGACGATCATAAAAACAGCGCAGGCTCCGTTTGAAATTAGGGTCAAGGATATGTACCTCTGGGGAAAAGAAAAGCTCCCACCTTTGGACTCGTTCGAGTATGAGACGGATGGGCTCGTACTCACACCTATAGAAGAGCCTATCCGCATGGGAACTCACGAGACGATGTTCAAGTGGAAACCCCGTGAGAGAATTACAATAGATTTTGAGCTGCGTAAGGGGTGTGAGTTGTGGGTTCAAGACCGCGGGCAGCTTTACAAGGAGGCTGATCTCCACCTTCACAATGCGCGTCCGGATTTACCAGATGGAACCATTGTGGAGTGCGGGTACGGAGACGTAGGGTTTTTCGTGGAAAAGGTCAGGACCGACAAGACACATGCGAACAACCGCCGCACATACTTCCGGACAATCATCAACTTGCGCGAAGACATCAAGGAGGGGGAGCTCACAGGCTCTTCATAGGACGATACCATGCTTGATAAAACTCCCCTCTCATGACTGAAATATCAGGGACATCAATAATACTTTCATCATCCTTAACGTACCACTTGTCATAGCGTCTCACGAGTAGAGCATAGTGCCCCCCTTGCTTGTGTCCTTGGTGCAGGATACACGCATAGAGCTTACGTCCCTCAAACTCGAAAGGAATTTCAATAGGAAATTTATAGTCGTACATCGAGAAGGAAAAGTTTATGAATTTTGGCCACCGGGTCACTTGGCTCGATATCTTTGCCCGCTCATGGTCTTCATAATTTTGTATTAAAATTTCTTTTTGTCTGTCCTCAAGTAAATCCTGTAGGCGACATGGCTCGGACACGTCGAGAATAAGTGTAGTGAATTGGGTAGTAATCTTCGAGCTCCCACCTTCCCATGAAGTCTCTTGGGACTCTTCGCCATTAAACAAGTCTGTGATAAACTCCTTTCCGAGGGACTCTTCAAAGACATCTATGAGCAAAAGAACCACCTCTTGGGCATCGTGTTGTTGTCCGGCAATGAATCGAGGAAACCGAACCCTGAAGGCTCCTAGGAGGTCGCTCGGGCTTACAGGTTTCTTCTCCCCCTTGATGAAGAGATGGCGAGCCACTTTTTGATACTCCTTGGTAATGTCACATTGACACTCGGATAAATCTGCATC